CTGAAATATTACAAGACCATCAAGGTAGAGAACGACGGGAACGGGGACAGCTCCGGCGTTTCCACGCTGACGATAGATCTTCCGGTGGAAGCAAGGGAGAAGCTGCTCACTATCACGAGGAAGTGCATCTTTGAGCAGGGGATGGGAATCGACCCGGATCCGGAGAATTTCGGGAACAGCTCCGGCGTGGCGCTGAAATTCCTGTATTCCCTTCTGGAACTGAAAGCCGGGTTGATGGAGACGGAGTTCAAGCCGTCCTTTGGGCGTTTCATCCGCTGTGTCTGCCGCGTGCTTGGCATTGCCATCAAGGATGACGCGGTCGTACAGACATGGACGCGCACGATGGTGCAGAACGATCAGGAGACGGCACAGATTGCGGCCCAGTCCGTGGGAATCATCAGTACGGAGACCATCGTCCGCAATCATCCGTGGGTGGAGAACGTGCAGGATGAGCTTGACAAGCTGGAAGAGGAAAAACAGAAAGCGCAGGAAGAGATGCAGCAGTACAACCCGTTCGAACAGAATGACGGGAAAGACGGCGAACCGGACGGGGCGGATGGTGATGAATAATGGCAAAATCGGGAAAATACTGGCAGGAAAGGTTCCGGCAGCTTGAGGAATCACAGCATAAAAGCGCGTTATCCTGCTATGAGGACATCGAACTGCAGTACCGTCAGGCACAGAGGACGCTCGAAGGACAGATTGCAGCGTGGTACCAGCGCTTTGCGGATAACAACGGAATGTCACTTGCGGAAGCCCGGAAAGTGCTCAACCGGAAAGAGCTGGAAGAATTTAAGTGGGACGTAAAGCAATATATCAAGTACGGGCAGGAAAACGCGGTGACCGGCGAATGGATGAAGGAGCTGGAAAACGCCTCCGCGAGATACCACATTTCACGACTGGATTCCTTAAAGATTCAGACACAGCAGACGCTTGAGCAGATGTTCGGGAACCAGTTGGACACAATTGATAAGGAGGTGCGTGATGCCTACATATCCGGTTATTACCATACAGCATACGAGATACAGAAAGGCGCGGGCGTCGGCTGGGATTTTGCGACGCTGGATGAACGGAAGATTGAGAAAGTCATCCATACACCATGGGCTGTGGACGGGAAGAATTTCTCCGAACGGATATGGGGGAACAAGCAGAAGCTCATCAATGAATTAAACCAGATACTGACACAGAACATCATTCTTGGTCAGGACCCGCAGAAGGCGATTGATGCGCTTGCAAAAAAGATGAACGTGTCAAAGGTGAACGCCGGTCGGCTTGTCATGACGGAAGAGGCGTATTTCAGCTCCGAGGCACAGAAGGACTGCTTCAAGGAGCTGGACGTCGAACAGTATCAGATCGTTGCGACGATAGACCTTCTTACCAGTGAGATATGCCGGGATATGGACGGGAAAGTATTCCGGCTGTCAGAACGGGAGGTAGGCGTTAATGCCCCGCCGTTCCATGTGAACTGCCGAACCACAACAAAACCGTATTCCGAATTTAGCGATTTCGGAGAGCGCATCGCCCGGGGAGCGGACGGAAAGACCTATTACATACCGGCGAACATGACGTATAGGGAGTGGGAAAAGGCGTATGTGAACGGGGACAAGTCAGGCGTGAAAGAAGTCGAAACAGACTTGAAAGACGCAAAAACGGATGATACAATAAAACTAGGCGTTAATTTGTTTGACAAAAATGATCCGTTATACATAGACGCAGCGAGCATTGAGGAAATTGATGGATTTGAAGATATCTATTTGCATGGTTCACCATCAAGCGTTCAAAAGAAGGTTGATGGAAAAATCGTCAATATGGGGGCAAAAGAATTTGCGGAATATCTAAAGAATGATACAAATTATTCAGGCGGGGATATTCGATTAGCTTCATGCTCAACAGGAAGCGGAGAAAACTCATTTGCCCAGCAATTATCTAAAGAGTTGGGAGTTCGCGTAATGGCACCAGACGACGATGTTTATTATGCACCAAATGAGGGTACTTTGTTTGTCGGTAGCGAATATCAAAACGTAGGAAAGTGGCGTTTGTTCAATAAAGGGGTAGAAGAATGAAGGGCATCGGTTTTTTTAGCGAAATGAATATTGGATATTGCAATTCGGGAAGTATTAAAAAACATATCGTTGATAGCGTGGATTACGACAAAGAAGAAGTCATCAAATATCTAAAAAATGCAAAACGCATTGCGGGGTGCCCAAGGGAAGCAATAGATTGCGTGACGGGTGAAACCATATCGCCAAGTTTTTCAGTATATAATGATGGTGAATATGAATGGTGCGATTTTTTGGTGTATCACATAAAAAAATATAATATTGCTTTACCAGAAGAATTTTTAAGAAAAGTCTTACAAAGCGTACCATGAGGTGCAAGAAAGTGTAGCCTATTTGATGACACTTTTCGGAGGAAACATTTATGGCAAAAGACGATTATTTTGTATTTGTTTATAAGGTGCTGGCGTATCTGTATGATTGCCTGAAAGGGAAAAAGGAGCTTGATTTTGAGTACCTTGCACCGCTCACAAAGGATTTCCCGATAGAAGAACCGTATTTCAATTACATCATGGAAAATCTTTTCAAAGAAGGGTATATTGATGGCATTGTGCTTGTCCCCATACTGGGAGAGGCGCATGGCAAAATCAAATATACAAAGTCGCTGGAAATCACACCGAAGGGCATTGAATACCTGACGGATAACTCCATGATGGAGAAGGCAAAGGGATTTGTGAAAACTGCATTCGAACTGATAGGCACCGTCAAATAGGCGGTGCTTTTTCATGCCCCAAAAAGGAGAAAAAACGAATAAGCAAGAGATAATTAGGCACCTGACAAGGGTGCTTTTTTATTGCCCCGAACACGGCGTAAAACTGTTCACCAACATACACCGCCATGTGAATAAACTGGCAACATCCTGATTACCGGAACAGACCGGAATAACAAAGAAGAAAGGAAGAAAAAAGATGTTGGAATGGTTACAAACGATTTTGGAGGGTGCAGCAGTCACGGATGGAAAGCTGGATGTGGCGTCGGTCATGAACGAGGTCAAGACAGAGTTCCCGAAGCACGCGGTGCCAAAGACGGACTTCAATGAGAAGTCGGAGAAGCTGAAGGCGGCGGAGGACACCATCGCCGGCCTGAAGAAGAACGCCGGGGACAACGAAACGCTGACGAAGAAGATCGGGGAATACGAGGAGCAGATTAAGAACCTCCAGAAAGAGGCATCCGACAATGCAAAGAAGTATGCCCTGAAGGCGAAGCTGACGGAAGCCGGAGCCGTGGACCCGGACTACCTGATCTACAAGCAGGGAGGTCTTGACAAGTTCACCTTCGACAAGGACGGCGCACCGATCGGCGTTGACGATGTGCTGAAGCCGTTGAAAGAATCGTCCCCGCACCTGTTCAAGCCTCAGGAAGGGCAGAACGGACAGGGAGGCTACACTCCGGCCGGCGGAGCGGGAAATGCCGGTGGAAGCAACCCCTGGAAGAAAGAAAGCTACAATCTGACCGAACAGGGGAGGATACTTAAGAGCGACCCGGTACAGGCGAAACAGCTTGCTTCTGCCGCCGGGGTGACACTGAACATTTAAAAACATTTATGAAAGCGAGGTAATTTTATGGGAACTACTTTATCTGACGTAATCGTACCGGAGCTGTTCAATCCCTATGTGATCAACAGAACCATGGAGCTGTCCGCGCTGTTCCAGTCCGGCATCATCACCAACAACGCGGAGTTCGACCGTCTGGCATCCGAGGCGGCACCGATCCACAATATGCCGTTCTTCGAAGACCTTTCCGGCAAGTCCGAGGATGTCATCGAGGGCGAAGACCTGACGGCAAAGAAGATCACGTCCAACAAGGACGTATCGACGACCATCCGCAAGGCTGCCATGTGGTCCGCAACAGACCTCTCCGCAGCACTCGCAGGTTCTGACCCGATGGCGGCGATCGGAAACCTTGTCGCGGGTTACTGGAGCAGAGAGAACCAGCGTATGCTCATCAACATCCTTTCCGGCGTATTCGGAACCTACACTCCGACGGAGGGCGGGGAGAGCGTGACGCCGCTTGCAGACCACATTCTGGACATCACGTCCTTAAAGTCCGACGCGGCGAAGATTTCCGCATCCAGCTTCATTGATGCGTGCCAGCTCCTCGGGGACGCGCAGAGCAAGCTCACCGCTGTCGCGATGAACTCGGCAACGAAGGCGTATCTGAAGAAGCAGAACCTGATCGCGACCGAACGCGACAGCAATTCCGTTGAGTTCGACACCTATCAGGACAGACGTGTCATTGTGGATGACGGGTGCCCGGTAAAAGGTGATGTGTATACGACCTACCTGTTCGGGCAGGGAGCGCTTGCATACGGCAACGGCAGCCCGGTCGGTCACGTGGCAACGGAAATCGACCGCGACAAGAAGAAGGGCTCCGGCGTGGATTACCTGATCAACCGCCGCGCGTTCATCATGCACCCGAGGGGGATTGCATGGCAGAACCTTGTCCGCGAGCACGTTGAGACACCGACCGAGGCGGAACTTTCCAATGCGCAGAACTGGAAGCGCGTGTATGAGCCGAAGCAGATCCGCATCGTGGCATTCAAGCACAAAATCGGCTAAGGAGCGGAGGTGACCGTATGACAATGACAGAGCTTTCAGAGCTTGTGACCATGCGGTTGGCAACACTCGGCTACACGGTCGCGGAGACGGACGCGGCGGTTCTGGACTATGTGACGGGACACGCCGCGCAGTACGTCTGCAACAGCTGCAATTTCCGGAAATGCCCGGATGACATACCGGATGCACTGAAAT